AACAGTTTCTTTGTAGCAAGATGGACATTTTCAAAAGATGGCGATCCTATCAAACTAACCGAAAACGATTCAGTGGTATTTATACTAAACGATAACTTTACAGCACAAGGATTGGTAGGACATAGGTTCTTGATTAAAGGCAAGATACTACAAGACTAGGAGGAAACAATGAGTCAACAAATGTTAAACGGTACAGCCACAGCTACACCGCAAGTATTTACTTATTCACCTGTACAAAACGTATTTAAGATTACTAATACAGGTTTAAGTGATTTGCATTTAAATATTAATAAGTACGAAAACACAACTATACACGCTTTAGGTGTATGGGAAAACAGAATAGAATACACTGAGTTTGAGTTATTTACTAACGAAGGCGATACAACTACTTTTGAAGCTGTTATTACTAATGATGTAGAAGACTTAGAACAGGTTGCTATAGCTACAGACGCAAACACTGAAACAATTGCAGATATAGAAAACGGAAGTCCTAAAGGTGTATATGCAACTGTAGTGGATTTAGAAACAGCTTACCCGACCGGAACCGTAGGCGCTTATGTAGTTACTGCTGATGGACTGTGGTATTATTGGAATGGCTCAGCTTGGACTAGCGGTGGAACTTATCAAGCTACAGGTATAGCTGATGGAACCATTACAAAAGAAAATCTTGTGGATCCGTTGCAAGAAATAATGATTAACAACGGCTATCAAATTTTAAAATGGAATAGAGGTAAAAGGGATGGCGGTGGAACGGTAATTGATGATGTTTATACTATATTGTCAGATAAGTTTTATGTAAATGTTGGCGATAAGGTTTTAAAAGATTTATCTATTGATTCAAGATATAAAATCTATTATTACGGTATAGATGGAGAAACATACGACGCTGGAAAATCATTAACATCTTGGCAAAATACAGATTTCACAGCAGTTGATGAGGGTTATTTTAGAATGCACATAACATATAGCCCTACAAGTACAACTGTTATAGATGGAACAAATGGACCGATATTAGAAGCTTTATATTTATTAACATCGACTAAAATCTTTGGAATAGATGGAGATAAACTTAAAAATTTATCAATTTCAAACGAAAAGGTTTTAACCGGAATTACCGAAGATAAACTCAGTTTATTATCAAGAATGAAAAAAACTTGCGATAGTGGTTTTGGTTTTGGTTATGGTGTTATACCATCGACAGAAAACGAGGGTATATCAAAAGAAGATTATTTTACATTTTTAGCAGATATGTACGGATTGAAAAAATCGTTAACACCTACTAACAGTACAAGTTATGGCGTTTTAATACCAAATGGTGATGTGTCTTATTTAGCTGATATTTGTGTAGTTAAAGACGAATTATGGTGTTTTTCTACTGGATATGATGAACGTGAAGGGTATCAAAATGTGTGGAGAATGAAATACGAACCGGAAACCAACGATTTAGTTGTTTTAGGATTCTTCTGGATTAATATAGGTCACGCAAACTCTATTAACTACAACGAAATAACAGATAGCATTATTTGCGGAAACGGTTCAGCTAGTTATGTGTTAGATAACGAAATAATTATACTAGAAAAAGTGAGCGAAATTATAGATTTACCAAACGGAAGTATAGTTGATGTATCAACTAATGGGATTGTTATAGATGCAAACGCTTTAGTATATGATTTTGGTGTTAAATTAAACGTGTTCTGGGTCAATGAAAAATCTGTATATGCAAATTACTCAACAGCTACAAAATATCTACCAAACACAGCTTATGCATATGCTGATGATGTAAATAAAATGTATACGATAGTATTAGGTTATGGAACGAATCAATATTCTTTAGGAACTTATGTGGCACCCACAGGTGATAAAATATGGAATGGTACTTTTAATGTAATAGGAGTACATCAAATAGAAGATCCTGGTGAGGTTATCGGTGGCGGATCTGGTGAAAGTTATGACCATTTAGGTCAAGGCGGTGATTCTATAGGAGGCGTTGCATTTTTAGGAAGAGGTCACAGTTCTAAATGGTGGTCTGAAATATCATTTGGTTATACTTCTGCTGATTTCTTTAGAAAAGATGTTTTAATACCTAATATTAATCAAGCGACAGGTGCAATAGCAAATGTGGCTACAAGAGGTATAGCGGTAACCAAGAATTATTTAATTGTAGCTTTCGGAACAAATATTTATTTCGTACCAAGATAGAAGGAAATAATGGAGCAAAGAGGAAAAAACGTACCAAATAATGTCAATAATTCACAATAAAAAACTATATAAATGAGGTGATATGATGTCATGGCAAACTATTACAGCACAAGATATAATTAACTATGCTAGATCAGCAATAGGAGATTACAATGTCGAAGGTGTTCCGATTAGTTCGGACACTGGGTACATGAAAACATTACAAACTGATGGACTACAATTCCTTAACATGGGATTGAGAAAAGTATTTAAAAAGACTAAGACTGTTAACACTTACGCCATAGATGCAACCACTAATACGATGGATGAGATATACACGATATATACAATGCCGGATGACTTTGGTGGATTGGATGAAATAGTAAACTTAACACAAGGTCAAGTAGTTAGATACAAGTGGGTTGGTTTTAATCAACTTTACATGTATAACACTTATGTAGGCGAAGCGACTGTTGTATACAACGTATTCCCTACTAAGATAACTGCTTTGACCGACTTAGTCAATGTACCAAATGCAATAGCAATAGAGTTTTTAAACAACTTTGTAGCTTCAAGACTAGCTTTAAAATTTAATCCTGCAGTAGCAGACTTTTATTCTAGAGAAGCTGACGAATTAATGTTTGATATGTTGCCTATTCAACCTGCAGAAGAAGAAGAAATAGAAGATTCGAACGGAGGTTATAACTATGGCTCGTACAGGTACTATTAATCAAGGTAGCTTAATTGAAATAGAAGAGTTCCTAGGAATCAATGAATCAGTTGGAGAAACACAAATTAAAATAGGTGAGTGGGTTAAAGGGTTTAACGCTAGAGTTACTAAAAACATGAAACCACAAAAAAGACCAGGACACCATACTTTTGTAGATGTTACTAGTGGTGATATTCAAGGGCTATGGTATGGCTTACTAAGTGGCAAGGAGATTCTTATCTTCTGCCACGGTGGTAATGTTTATGAGTACGATATGACGGTAACAACAGATACTACGTTACTTGCGGATCTTATTACTGAGTTAACTGTTAGCCTATTAGGAAGTATAACAGATGTTAGAACAAGCATCTTTTGGTTTAATGGCAAGGTTTACTTCTTAAATGGTACAGATTACAAAGAATATAACGGAACAACTTATCAAGACGTAGTACCTTATGTACCTACTATAGCTTTAAACGCACCACCTTTAGGCGGAGGAACTTTATTCGAAGAACTTAACCTACTAACAGGAACTAAGAAACAAACGTATGTAGGGGATAATACAACCTTATATCAACTACCTGAAACTAACATAGATGCTGATTTATTAGTAATAACAGTTGATGGAGTTAGTAAAACAGAAGGTGTAGACTTTACAGTTAACAGAGTATTAGGTCAAGTTACATTTGTTGTAGCACCACCTAACTTATCTGCAGTCTCTATTGAATGGACTAAAGTAGTAGCAGGTAATGACTTACTAGTTAAGAATCACAAATACGCTTATAAGTATGGTGTTGATAATGGACTTAACTTGTTCATCTATGGTAATGAGAACGAAAAGAATGTTTACAGATTCTCAGCAATTAAGAAAGCAAACTATTTCCCTGCTAACTCTTTTGTAGAAGCAGGATCTAATGAATTTGCAGTAACATCATTGCAAAACCAGTACAAACAGTTGATTGTATTCAAGGAAAACGAAGCGAAACTAGTTAATCCTCAAATTAATTCTAACTTTGCGACTAATACAGGTCTTAACCCTTATACATTCGGTTATGAGGACTTAAATGACGCAGTTGGGAATATTGCTCCAAATATGGTACAATTAATTGAGAACCAACCTATGACGTTATCAGGCTATAGTATGTATTCTTGGTCTAGTGCAACAAGTGTTGAGAATGAAAGAAACGCTAAGATAATTTCTGATAGATTAAAACTTAGTTTACAGAATTTAGATTTATCAACCGCAGTTACATTTGACTATGAAAATCAAAAGGAATACTGGGTTAATGTAGGTGAAGTAGTTTACATTTGGAACTATGGCAATGATACGATGTATAAATATGATAATACAGATGCAACACAGTTTATAGATGTTAAAGGCGATGTATATTATGGTGGTACAGGAACGATAGAACGGTTTAACGAGTCTTACTTGGCAGACAATAGTGAACTAGGCGATACAATATCTATGAAATTATACGGTGGATTTAGTGACCTAGGGCTAGTTAATCAAACTAAACTAACTAGAGAACAATGGGTAACTATAGCATCGGCAAACAGAACAAGTTGCAAGGTGTCATTCTTAACGAACGGTCAAAATGACGAAACACAATCTACTACTAATGTGAGTGCAATACTACTCGACTTTGGTGATATAGACTTTGATGATTTTTCTTTTGAAACAAATAGGAATGTACAACCTAACTGGCTAGAAATTAGAGTATTCGACTTCACTTATTTACAATGGATACTTGAAAATGATACAAATGACGAAACTTTAACAGTCCTAGACTTGGCTATAAACGCACAGGTAGTAGGCAAGAGTAAAAGGAGGTAATAATGTCAAAACAAAATCTTCCACAATCTACGGTGGCTACTGATACTATACAGAATTTAGCTACTAGACCTACAGAAAGTGCTAGTGAATTAAAAGCGAAGTTCGACAAATATTCAATCGATGATGTCGATTATACAAACAACACGTTGATCCCAGCTTTAGAAAGCACAACTGTAGGCGATGCAGGGGCAAACACTATAGGACTTAATGCAGTAGGTGTAACAGCGGATAATGTTAATGACGGTATTGCGGAAGTACAAGCTAATATCTCGGGTGCTGCTTTGGGAGAAATTCCTGACAACACTATAACAGAATTAAAAATGGCTGCAGAAATGAAAAAACAAGCAGGTGGTGTATATCCTTATAATGATGGT